TGTGGACCAGCACGCCGAGCTCACGGCACCGGAGAAAGAACGAGGTGTCCTCCCCGAACGGGCCACCGGTCCGCTTGTTGACGATCGGTGTGAACCAGTGGTCGCCGAACTCGGCGCGCATCTTCTTGAGGACGCCCCGGTGGATCATCACGCAGGCACCGCCGGTGCCGTCGATCTGACAGAGCGTGTCTCGCGGGTAGTCGCCGATCGTCGCCCACGACTCCACGTCGCCGTCCTCGTCCTCGTTCCAGGCGTAGATCGTGGGGAACACCGCGAACGTCGACGAGTAGTCGGCCTCGTTGAACCCGATGTCGGCCTGACCGAAGCACAGGCCGGCGACGATCGGTCGCTCCTCGGTGTGCGCCACGGAGATCAGCCGCTCGATCGCGTTCTCCGGGATGCCCATGTCGGCGTCCACGCAGAACAGGTAGTCGCAGTCCGTCGACAGGAACGCCGACACGATGTCGTTGCGGGCCTTGAACACGTTCTGCGACCGAGCTCGTCGCTCGAGGAACCCGGGCAGCATCCCGTAGGGCAGCATGTGGTCCTTGGCTCGCATGATCGAGACCATGCAGGCCATGGACACCTCACCGGGGTGGATGACCCCGATGACGACCTTCGGCACTGTCACCGGTGCCGGCGAACCGGACCGGCTCGCAGCGCGGCGTTCAGCCCTGTTCACTGCGCGTCTCGACGTCACCCGCAGCAGGACGCTTCTTCGCCGGCGCCCGCGTTGCGGGCCTGGACTCGAACTCGCCACACCAAGCGTCCGCTGACGTCAGCGGCCACTCCGCCATGTGGCGGCGACCGCCGCCGACGGGTGGGTTCCTGCGGCACTCGAGTGACGCAGGCAGCCGGTCGTCAGCGGGTGCGCTGAACCGGCAGGAAGAACAGGAATCGGACACGGCAGCTCCTTGGTTTGGGGGGCGATGACTCGCCGCTGATGGCAGACGTGCCGGCGGAGGTGGGACCACACCACCCCCGCCGAGCACGGAGGGCGAGCTAGAAGCTCGGCGTCGCAAATCCAGATCCGGAGAGGATCGTGATGCTCTTCGGCTGGCGTTCTGCGGTGAACGCCAAGTAGCCGTAGACCTGGACCCTCACCTGCATCGTCCCGGACAGCACCTCGGGCAGCACCCGGGTCCGCAGCGAGGACTCGTAGAGGATGCAGTCCTGCGCCCGCATCACGATGATGGAATCTTCGTTGGTACCCGATCCATCTGTAATTGGGATCGACGGGTCGGTCACGACCGGCAGACCCTGGAGGGATCCGACGACCTGCTCCGATCCGACCGTGCCGAACGCCGCGATGGCGTTCGTCGGGCCCTGACCGTTAGGCACGACGAGCGGGCGGCCCTGCGAGTCGACCGCGGCCAGCATCCACGCCCAACGGCGGGGGTGCATGACGATGACCGTCGGGGGCTGGAACCGGTTCGTGTGGATCTTCTGGATGCCGTCGGCGAGCTTGCTGTAAAGCTCGCTCACCGTCGGCGTCGTGTCCGTCCACGTGACGGTGTTGACGCCGCTGGCGCCGTAGATGCCCTTCACCTGGCCGTTTGCGTTCGACCCCGACAGCACCTGCACGTCGACCTTCGTCGCGTAGTCCGCCGCGAGGTCGGCCATGACGATCTGGTCGAAGTTGAACGGGGACTGCTCGAACAGCTGGATCGACATGTCCTGCTGGCCGGCGATGGTCTTGACGCCACAGGCGACGCTGGTGTCCGCCAGATCGGTCTCCTGGGGGGCGGAGCCGTCGCCGACCTGGATGGCGGTGGCGGTGCCGGTGGAGATCTTCGGGACGTTGATGCTGTCGGTGCCGGGGGGCAGCGGCAGGTTCGTCACGAGGTTCGCGGTCGGCCGACCGGCCCGTGCGAGCTCCACGTAGTCGGAGAGCCACAGCGGCGGCACGAAGTAGCCGCCGTTGCCGTCGGTGCGGATCAGGTCCCGGTACTCCGGGTCCATCCGGACTTCAGCGGCGTGACGCTCGAGGCGCTGACGGGCGTCGATGTCCTGGTTGATGGTCGAGGTGGCGAGGTCGGCGAAGTACGAGCGGCCGTTGCCCTGCTCGTAGGTGCGGGCCTCGCTGTTGACCTTGACGCGACTCGAGACCATCTCGGCCTGACGGAAGGCGAGCGCAGCGTCACTGGAGCGCTTGTCCTCCTCGGACAGCTCGGTGATCCGCTCGGCGCGGGCCTTGATGTCCTCGTCGAGGGCACGGATCGAGGCGGTGTGCGCCTGGAACTCGCTGTCCTCGTCGGGGTTCAGGTCGGAGCGGCCCTCGTCGTCGGCGAGCTGCACGATGGCGGCACGCTTCGAGTCGAGGTCAGCACGGGCCTCCTCGGCCTCGTTCTGCTTGGCGATGAGACGCGTCAACATCTCGGATGCGGTGGACATTCGGACCCTCCTGGGGTTCCGGGGCGCGTCGAACCGGGAGTGGCGACGCGCCGGTGAATGGGGGTTGTGCCTGCGTTGGTGGACGCGGCCCCGTTCGATGGGTGCGCCGGCCCCGATGGGGTGACGCGGCCCGGGAGGGGTGCTCCGGCCGGTTAGGCGGTGAGCAGCAGAAGACGTCGCGCCTGAGCGACGGACATGCCCTGCTTGGGTTCGGTCGGCTCGTCGGCGGTGTCGCCGGTGAGGAGCTGGCCGAGGATCTCGTAGGCCGACTGGATGTCGGCGGGGTCGATGCTGCGCAGCTCAGCGAGGTCACCCTCGGAGATGGCTGCGAGAGCGGAGCGCACGCCAGCGGAGGTGTGCGGGCTGGCGCCGAAGTTCACGACGGACACGTCGCCCTTGTCGAGGTTGAGCTCGAGAAGGCGGCGCTCGGACTCGTCGTCGTTCCACTCCTGGCGGACGGTGCGGAACGCGAACGACATCTCGTCCATGTCGCCGCGGGTCATCTTGACCTCGAGGCGCTGCACGTCCGGGTCGGCACGGTTCAGGTCGGCTTCGACCTTGAGGCCGACGGAGTCGGTGGAGAGCTGCAGGGTCCCGGACTTGGTGCGGGCGAGCGGCATCCCCTCGTGGTTGATGAGGAGGTGAAGGTCGGGCTTGCGCTTCAGCGTCTCGTCGAACGCACGCTTGTCGACGATCTCGGTCCAGCCGCCCTTGTCGGGGCCGCCGTACATCTCGTAGCCCTTGTCGAACACCGAGGCGTACCCGGTGAGCGTCGCGGTGGCGTCGCCGGTGGCCCGGAACTCGAACTGCTCGCACTTGAAGGCGCGGCGCTCGGGCGCCCCGAGCAGGCGGTCAGCCTTGCGGGTCGCAGTCATCATGGGGTACCTCCAGGGGGAGAGGCAGGGGGTGGTGTCGGCTCGTCGTCGATGCCGGCGACCGGCTGCCAGTTCTCGAACGCACGGGCCTCGGACGGCAGCATCCACGGCTTGTTGCCGGTGGCAATGGCGTAGGCCTCGTAGCGGGTCTTCAGGTCGGACTTGAGGAAGCCGCCGGTGTTGAACTTGACGAACTTCCCGCGGGGGAACCAGTCCGACATCGACCGCTCCATGCGGACCAGCCACGGGTTCACGGCGTCGTTCAGGAAGTCCTGGGCTCGCTGCTCACGGTTCGCGTAGGTGACCGACGAGCTGTCGCCCATCGACACGCCGATCTTCTCCGGCGGCACCCCGTAGATGGCGCACACCATCGCGGCGTTCATGCGGATCGTCTCGCCGAGCTGGGCGTCGTTCGGCGATCCCTGCCACCGATCGAGCTTCAAGCCGGCGCCGAGGACGGCAATGTCGCGACGGGCGGTCGCCTGCTTGATTCGGCCCTTGATCGTTTCCGCCTGCTCTTGGGTGATCTCGTTGTCAGTGGAGGCGACCGCGGTCGGATGCGCGCCATTCTGGTAGTAGTCGGCCCCGTAGCGTTCGGCCTCGAGGCCGAGGGTGATCGTGCGGACGAAGTACGTCACCGGGTCCAGGCCGACGACGTCACCGGGCCACATCAGGCCGGTGCGGTGCCACACCTGCTCGTCGGGGTACGTGCGCCCGTTGGTCCCCTTGTAGACCTTGCGGCCCGTCTCCCGGTCGATCTCGGCGGTGATCGTCCCCGGCGGCACCAAGTTGATCTGCGTCGGGTACTCGAGGCGGTCCCGGGAGGCGATGAGCCCGTAGGCGTTGCCGGTCGTCAGGAGAGACACCAGCACCTGCGACAGCCAGTCGACCCGGTCCAGATGCGCCGACGGGCGCTGCAACATCATGGGCAACGGATCGACCGGCGTCGCCGACGACCCCGACCCCTGCAGCAGATCGACCGGCAGGGTCGACACGGCATCGGCGACGACCCGGGCGCACGCCCACACCGCCCAGTGCCGCAACGCACCCTGACCGGACGCCAGCACCGGCGAGTAGAGCGCTTCACCGTTCGTGGGGATCCGCGACGGGTCATCGAAGCCGCGTGCAGTCAGATCGCGGCGTTCGAGCTTCCGAAGCAGGCTCACGCGTCACTCCGGTCGATCAGGTACGCCACAAGCGCGAGCAACACTCCGCCGGC